TTGAACTCGCGTCGAACCCAAAGTTTGCTGAACAGCTTATCGCCCTCGGTGTGGTTCCCCCAAAGAAAGTCAGTAAAACTACAGGGAAAGAAACACTTGCGCTCGCTAAGAACGATGCCCTTTTTCAGGCGTTACTCAACGGTGAACGTGAAGACGTTGCCTTACTTTGTGAAGCGCGTCTTCGGGTTAAATCGACCACTGAGCGTACCCGTGCTCAGCGGTTCCTTGACATTAGTCAACGTGGCGCCTTACCAGTACCTCTCTCCTACTACGGTGCGAAGAGTGGTCGGTGGTCGGCGGCGAAAGGTTCAGCCATCAATATGCAAAACCTCAAGCGTGGGACAAAAGAACGCCCCTCATTCCTACGAGAAGCGATTATGGCTCCCGAGAACCACCAGTTGGTTGTCGGCGACTTATCACAGATTGAACCGCGTGTCCTCGCATGGCTTAGTGATTACGAAGATATGCTTGACATCTTCAGGGGCGGAGGTGACCCTTATGCCGCGTTTGGTGCACAGATGTTTAACATACCCGGCCTTACTAAAGAAAGCCACCCAGATCTTAGACAATCAGCCAAGAGTGCCCTCTTGGGCTGCGGTTACGGACTTGGCTGGGCATCGTTCGCGTCTCAGTTACTTGTGGGCTTCCTTGGCGCGCCACCAGTTCGGTATGAAAAGAGGTTTGCCAAGGCGCTCGGTGTGAACAAAGACTTCTACGATAAGTTTGTGGAGTGGCAAGGCAATGAAGTCAAACTTAGGGATATCCCTCACACCTGTACGATCCAAGATTTGGTGCACCATGCTGTAGCTTCTAAGAGAATCATAGACATCTATAGATCCACAGCGTCTCAAGTGGTCTCGTTTTGGCACGCTTGTGATAGCTTCTTAAAGAAGTCTTTGCATGATGGTGAAGAACTCACATACAAGTGCTTGACATTTCGCAAGGAAGAAATAGAATTACCCAACGGCATGAAATTGCTGTATCCCGATTTAAGAATCATAGAAGACGATAAAGGTAGGAGCCAGTATGTATACGGGCCAGACGCTACCAAGTTATATGCAGGAAAGATAACGAACAATGTCACGCAAGCGTTAGCACGCATTGTAATGACAGACGGAATGCTTAGAGTATCCAAAAGGTACCCTATAGCAGGCACAGTACACGACGAGCTAATCGCTGTCGTGCCTGATGCAGAGGTGGAAGAAGCTAAGACTTGGGTCTTGGCGCAAATGACTATGGAGCCAAGCTATATGCAAGGCATACCATTAGATGCAGATGTTGGCGCACACAGGCGCTATGGGTTAGCAAAACAATAAGGAGAAGTAAATGGTAGAACAAATACCACGCAAGATAAAAGTAGGCCTTAAATGGTACTCAGTTGAGATCGTTGAAGCACTACTTGATAAAGGCGAGATGGGTAAAGTAATTTACCCAGAGCAAAAGATCAAGATAGGCGCTAAGAACAATCGAACGGGGCGACCATACGGCGAAGCGCAGATGAAAGAAACCTTTTGGCACGAGCTTGTTCACGCAATCCTTGTTGACATGGGTGAATTTAAACTCAACAAACGAGAGTATTTTGTAGAAGAGTTTGCTAAACGGCTAGCCAAAGCAATTAAATCAGCGAGGTACTAATGAAAGTCACATGGTCACACAGCTCCCTAAAAGACTACGAGGGATGCGCTAAACGCTATCAAGAGGTCAAGGTCTTAAAGAATTTCCCATTCGTTGAGAACGACGCCACTCGGTACGGCACAGAGTTTCACAAAGCAGCAGAGGACTACATCCAAGATGGTGTAGTGTTGCCTGAACAGTTTAACTTTGCCAAAGCCACCCTTGATGCGCTCATAGCAAAGCCTGGTCGAAAGATGTGTGAGCTTCAAATGGCGCTCACGACTGATCTCAAGCCTTGCGATTGGAAAAGCCCAGACGCATGGGTCAGGGGCATCGCCGACTTAATCATCGTAGACGACGAGAACATGACCGCTTGGGTTGTGGACTACAAAACAGGCAACAACAAGTACCCTGATCGGGAACAGTTAAAGCTCATGTCTTTGATGGTCTTCGCCCATATGCCACACATCAGGAAGGTTAACTCAGCCCTGTTGTTTGTGGTGAAAGACGACATGGTCAGGCACGCCATGACCCTCGATCAAGCCGAGGCAGAGTGGTGGCAATATAGAGAGCGAGTGGCTAGAATAGAACAAGCCCATGACACAAACGTATGGAATCCCAGACCATCGCCCTTGTGTCCTTGGTGTCCTGTGACAACGTGTACGCATCATCCAAAACATTAAGGAAATTTATGTCCCTTTTACAACCCCAAAGTATTCACTTTTCATGCCCAGACAAATGCCATGTCTGCGGTGATATTCTCCGTGCGTGTGACAGCGCTATTACGCATGACGGGGATGTGTACTCCACTAACAACGGCGACACGAGCTATGGAGGAATCGGCCTGCATGTAGAGTGCGCTACGATTTTGGCAATGCGTTTGATTGCCGATGTGGTTAAGCACAAAGGTAGCGAACACGAGCCACGCGTAGCAACAATCTTGCTCAAAGCGTGCAAAACAAAGTTAAAGGATATTTAATCATGGCAACAAGAGACTACAAGAAAGAGTACAAGCAAGACTTGAAGACAGGCAAATCAGGCCCCGGATCCGATCAACATGAACGCCAACGCGCGCGCAGAATGTATGACAAGGAAGGTATTGAAAGGAAGGGTAAAGACATTGACCACATCAAGCCACTAAGAAAGGGTGGCACATCAACCAAAGGTAATTTAAGACTAAGAGCAAAGAGCGCTAATCAAGGCGACAATAAATAACAGAGAGAAGTGAATGCAAATCATAGAAGATAAAGCGCTGGTCTTCCGAACAAGGAACCCAGAGAAGTACAGCATTATTCCTAAACACAAAGTGTTTGAAGTAGAGGATGGATACGAGGTAGCAGTCTATTGGGATTTGGATGAGGTAAGAGTCTTGCGCAATCTTGGCGTTAAGAATGTGCCTTCTCCTATCATTAGACGCTACGATTGGCCGGGTCGGTTCACGCCGATGGAACATCAGATCGAGACATCTTCTTTTCTTACACTCAACAAGAAAGCCTTCGTGTTTTCTGAGCCGGGTACTGGCAAGACCTTATCGGCGCTATGGGCGGCTGATTACTTGATGAAGAGGGGAGACGTTAGGCGTTGCTTGATACTCTGCCCCTTGTCCATCATGCAGTCAGCGTGGCTATCAGACTTGAACAACAGCATCATCCATCGTTCTGCCGTAGTCGCGCACCACGCGCAGGCTACCCGCAGGATAGAGATGATTCAACAAAGCTATGAGTTTGTCATCACAAACTATGACGGCCTTAACTTGGTTGCCAACGAGATTGTAAACGATGGACGATTTGACCTTGTGATTGTTGATGAAGCCAATGCATACAAGACCGTATCAACCAAACGATGGAAAGCACTCAAGTCCATACTGACCCCTGACACACACTTGTGGATGATGACAGGCACGCCTGCATCTCAATCCCCAGTAGATGCGTATGGTTTAGCCAAGCTCGTGAATCCTAAAGGTGTGCCGATGTTCTTTACGGGATGGCGTGACAAGGTGATGAACAAGATGACCATGTACAAGTGGGCGCCAAAGGAAGATGCAAAACAACAAGTGCATGATGCTTTGCAACCCGCTATCAGGTTTACCAAAGATCAATGTTTAGACTTGCCACCTGTGATGACGATGACTCGTGAAGTGCCACTCACTCCTCAACAAGCCAAGTATTACAATTTGCTTAAAGAGAAAATGCTTGTGCAAGCTTCAGGTGAAACGATCAGCGCAGTCAATGCTGCTGCGGCTGTCAGTAAGCTATTGCAAATCAGTTGTGGTGCGGCCTACACCGATGACCGTGAGGTTGTAGAGTTTGATTCAGCGCCAAGGCTTGGTGTGTTGGAAGAGATACTTGAAGAGACGCAACGCAAGGTTATTATCTTTGCTATGTTTCGTTCAACGATTGATACCATACACACACATTTGTTGAAGCGTGGTATTACGGCAGAGTTCATCAACGGCACAGTTACCCCACCAAAACGCTCGGACATTATTAGGAGATTCCAGAATGAGGAAAACCCTAGGGTGCTCGTGATGCAACCCCAAGCAACTGCGCATGGAATCACCTTGACAAGAGCTGATACGGTGGTATTCTATGGCCCCTTGATGAGCGTTGAGCAGTACACGCAAGCTATAGCTAGAGCGGATCGCAAGGGGCAGGACTCTGATAAAGTGACCGTCATTCACATACAAGGTTCCCCCATCGAGAAAAAGATGTTCAAGGCAGTGGAGGGTAAAGTTAGTGACAACTTACTTATAACTGAAATGTTTGAGAACGAAATAAATATTCAAAAGGAGGTTGCAATGGTATAAAGAACTGTTATACAATGTCTAACGCTAGACAAACAAATTAAAAAACACACAGGAGAAATAAATGTCAGAAGAAGTAATAGATGAGGTGATACCTCTAAGCGAACTTGCTAGAATTTATCGCAAGATGAAAGCTAGAATGGACGAGCTTACAAAAGCATACGATACAGAAGTCGAGACCATCAAGGAAAAACTTGAGCTGGTTAAGATAGAAATAAAAGATCAGATGAGAGCACAGGGTGCTACATCGATCAAAACAGATTTTGGCACGATCAGTCTTGTGACCAAGACACGCTACTCAACTCAAGATTGGGACTCATTCAAACGCTTTGTCGTTGACAATGATGTCGTTGATCTTTTAGAGAAGCGTATCGCACAGACTAATATGTCAAAATTTCTAGAGGAGAACCCTTCTCTAGTTCCCCCCGGTCTTAACTCTATGTCAGAGTATGAGATTCGCGTCATTAAACCAACTAAGTAACACAACATGTCAAACCTATCAGTATTCAATTCCGCAAACGTACCCGCATTCGCCCAAGGTGGTGAGTTATCAGACACAGCACGCTCTCTCATGGGCGGTACTATCAACACGAGCAGACGCATCTCTATCAAAGGTGGTGTGTTCCGTATCGTGGCAGGTGGTAAAGAGTTGGCCTCTATTGAAGAGCGTCACCTTGATATCATCGTGGTTAAAGCTGCTCCTAAAGTCAGCCGTATCTTTTACGCAAAGTCATACGATGGCGATAACATCACTGGCCCCGATTGCTGGTCTAACGATGGCGAGACTCCCGATACTTCAATCAAGGCACCGCAAAGCAAGACTTGCATGACTTGCGATCAAAACGTGGCCGGATCAGGGCAGGGTAATAGCCGTGCTTGCCGTTACCAACAACGCTTGGCTGTTATGTTGGCAGATAATCCTGACGACATTTTGCAACTCACATTGCCCGCTACATCCATCTTCGGTAAAGAAGAAGGCGACAAGCGTCCATTGCAAGCGTATGTGAAGCACTTGGCCTTGGCATCTCCTCCTGTGGACATCGAGAAGATCGTGACACGCATGAAGTTTGACACCAAAGCAGAAGCGCCCAAGTTGCACTTTGCGCCTACACGTTGGCTCACAACGGTAGAGTATGAGTTGGCTAGAGCCAAGGGCATGACCCAAGAAGCTTTGGATGCGATCAGACAGACGGCATCTCAAGTCGATGGTGTAAAACCTAGAGCCCCTTTGAAGCTAGAAGGCACACGCCCTATGGGTGAGTTGACCAAGGAAGAAGACGCTCCAGTATACGAGCCTATTGCGGCCAAGGCAAAAGCCAAAGCCGAGCCTATTGCTGAAGCTGATGAGGAGCCAGAGGTTCGTAAAGAAACGTCTAAGCCCACATCAGTACCTGCCAAGAAAAGCAAACTTGCTGACATCGTCTCAGATTGGGACGACGAGTAACAACAACGGGGACATTGTCCCCATTCATCTATGCCTTACTCAGACAAAATCATTAACCTCGTAGCAAAGTCGCCTAAGACCTTGGGTAGTACCCTTGGTCGATGGGCAATACATTTAGACTTTCCCGTAACAAAGATTGCGTATGCACTTGGAGTTACTCGCCAAACAGTTTACAACTGGTTCGAGGGTAAAGACGTTTTCGTAGCGTATCAAAATCGGGTAGAACTTTTAACAAAAATTATGTCGAGCTCAAAAACAGCCGACGAAGCATGGAGAAGAATATGTCAGGAATACAACCTAGAACCTTAACAAACGATGAGTTGATTCGTCACAGTGAGACGATGATTTATCGTGACAAGGGCTTGCCTTTACCTTATCAACAAGAGTTACTCAAGCGTTTTACTCAAGCAGATGTTCAACACGCACCTGCGTACCCACAGCACGGACAGTTAGACTTATTTAAATAACCTGAAGGAAACGTATGGAACCGCTTGATTTTATGGCGGCGGTTCTGCCCCCTACAGGCAACGGTCGTTACTGTGTGGCAGAGCTTTCTCGAAAAAAGGAACACTACTATGTTGAGACACTTGATGAAGCGCAAGCGAAGATAAATGAGTGGAAGAATAAATCGTATGATATTTACTTTGCACTTGGAACATTCGGGGAGAAGGACTCGCGTGTTGCTACAAATGTGCAGATGGTTAAATGCATTGCGGTTGATATTGATTGCAACCATCCTAAAGATATACCTGATGAAAAAGGTGTCATCAAACCAAAAGCCTATGCTTCCGCCAAGTTAGCAGTCCAAGAACTTCTTCGCTTCTGCGATGAGGTGGGGCTGTCTGATTTGGGTAGGCCGTGGCTTGTGGCATCTGGCGGTGGAGTACACGCATACTGGCCTTTTAAAGAGGCGGTGGACAAAGAAGAGTGGAAGCCTGTGGCTGAAGCGTTCAAGCGCCTGTGTTTTCAAAAGAAGCTAGCGATTGATCCAACAATTACAAGCGACGCATCTCGTGTTCTGCGTGTACCCAGCACCATCAACACAGGCGTTAAGAGTGGTAAACAAGTAAGAGAGGTAACCAATGTGCGCTTTATGAACGCAGGGGACTTCTTTGACTTGGATGACATCAGGGCACTAGTAACCAAGCACCTTGTAGGGACAATGTATGAAAACGTGGTGTCTCAAGCAGTGCCAACACATTCCATCGTGTTGCAAGGGGAACCACCAAAATCTTTGGGGGCGACCAGTGTAAAACTGTTTGAGAATTCTATAACCAAATTTGGTAAGATCATCAAAATTACAGCCCAAGGTGGTGGGTGTGGTCAGCTTGATTACTACGTCAACAACGCAAGTGATGACGGCATGGAGCCTCTTTGGCGCGGGCTCTTGAGCATTACACAGAAATGTGTGGATGGAGAAAAAGCGGCAGTATGGTTAAGCGATATGCACCCTTATTCGCATGAGCGGATGCAGGACAAGTTGAGCCAAATAAAAGGCCCATATCCTTGTATCAAATTTGATAGTGAGAATCCGGGCGTGTGTCCGTCATGTAAGCATTGGGGAAAGATAACAAACCCATTGGCGCTTGGCAGGGACACAGCGGTGACGTGCTTAGAAGAAACAATTATTACAAAGGAGAATAAAACAGTCCATAGACCAGAAACACCCAGAGGATATGCTTATGGTAAGCACGGCGGTGTCTTTATCGAGAAAGACGATGAGGACGCCAACGGCAACAAAATCAAACGAATGGTCATGCTACTTTCTTACGATTTGTTTCCTGTGCACATATTAAGCAACAAAGGTTCTCACACACTACACATGCTGGCTTTGCGTCCGCAAGGCATAAAGACCATTACATTACCAACCAAAATGATCGGGAGTCCCGTTGAAGTTACAAAAGCGTTAGTTGATCAAAACGTTTTAAGTTCTTTTGGATCGGGAAACGATAAAAATTTATACGATTACGTACGAGCGAGTTATGAAAAAATGAGTACAGAAAAAAACACAATTGAAATACCCACAAGCTATGGATGGCAAGCCAATGAAGATTTTGTCTTTGCAGGATGCATCTATTCAGCAAACAAAAAACCAGTTGAAATTCCTATGGAGGGACTAGATAACATTGTTGACAACACAAAACCAACAGGAACGCTTGACGCCTTTCGGGACTTTATCAATCTTTTAACAAGAAAGAAAATGTATACGCATTTGGCCGTTATTCTTTTTGGAGCGGGAGCCCCTCTTATGCGGTTTACTGGCATGTACGGTCTCACTATTCATTGTGGGTCTACTGAGTCTGGTACAGGAAAGTCTCTTGCGCTTGAAGGCGCCGCATCAATTTGGGGACATCCCGTACACTATCGTGCGGG